GGGTAAGATCCCCCCGTGCTATCTCTATTCTCCTAGAGACTTGGCCCCGGTGTTGTAGCTCTTGCTCCGCCGGGGCATTTTTTTCACTTCCCTCTGATCTTGTAGACGCGGCGATCCCGACCCGGACCATCCTTCTTGATGACATCCTCTACGATGTCGCCCGACTCCAAAAGCGTTTGTAGGATTTCGTTTCGATCCCGAGCCTTCATGCCTTGGAGCGACTTAGCGAGCTGGGTGCTACTGGCTCCGAGTTCCCCTTGCTTGCGGATAAAGTTCAGGACGCGCTTGTGCGAGGCTTCGATTTCGTTCTCAGCCACTTCCCGAACCAGCAAGTCAGCGGTGTAGTTGAACGACCAACGAGCCAAATCATTCGCCATCTTAAAGACTTCAAACGTCACCGTAGGCGAGATGGGATCACGCGCAATGGCTTCGATCATGGCGAGCTTGACCGTAATTTCACCGTAGCGCACCCAGAGAGCATCGTCGCCACGGGACTGCTTGACCTGCCATTCTCGGACGAGCTTGTACTCTTCAAACGCGGCTTCTTCCCAGTGCACGATCATGGGCACGACCGGAGAGTTGGGGAGCGATGGCATGTTGGTGAGATTGCCAACACCCGCAGGCACGACGTTGTAAGAGTCCATCATGTCTTTCACGATGTCTTCAGGCGGCGGTGTCATCTGCGGAATCTGCGTGTCTGGATAATCCTCAAACGGTGGAACCATCAAGATACGGCTCAGCGTACCGTTATCCACCATGTCGAAGTTCAACGCGGGGATCAGGGTTCTCGGAGTCGTAGTGCCGAAGAAGTTGAAGTTAGGCTGGTTGATGTCGAGGCGAACGCGGTTGGTCGAGTCTGCGTACTCTTGGCCGTGATACATGCCGCTGCTGCTGGAGTACACCTCAAGCAATGTCTTGATGATGTCTCGCTGGTGACTCGCTGCGTTCTTGGCAGTCAGGCTTTGAAGATATAAGCCCATTTCATCTAAGTGCGAGATGCGCGACTGAAACTCAAACAGCGTTCGCAAGATGGCCACGCCGGAGCTGAAGCGATCACCGCAGATCAACTGGTGCAATCCTGCCGCAGCCATAAGCTCCTTCACGCGCTGGCGACTGTGATCCTTACCCGCACCGGGCTTAGCCACGGCAATAGCAAACAGGTTGCAGCGTGTATTGAGATGCGCCATGGCGTACCGTCGCCCGAACATAGCCCCGAACATGCAGAGCGTATTCATCAGCGCGAAAGTCGGCTGGGGTTGCTGCGACGTTGAATTGATCCAGCGAACGACTCGCCCTACCAATGACGGGCTAGTGAACCAGTCATTCGGGAAATTTTCCTTGGTGCTCTTCGGTAGTCGCTTAGGTTCTTTGAGTCCAGTCAGATCAATCTTAACGGGCTTGATGGGATTCAAATCCAAGTGCGGCGGTGGGAGCCAGCCATTCTTCTGTGCGTGATAGTACAGAGTACCTGCACCAATCTTGGAAGGCGGCGATTTGCTGTAATGCTCCCAACGCTGAGTTGTTTCGCTGCTGTTGTACTTGCCAGATGCGCGTGACCACTGGTCGAAGATATGTAGACCCTTGGCTTCCGTAGCGCAATAAATCGCCATGCCGATACGGTTCCAGTCATCCCACGAAAGGTCGGGATTCGGAATGAACTTGAGCGCATCCTCAACGGCAGCGAGTGTACCCACCAGACCGTCATACGAAGTCTTAGCGTCTTTGTCGGGGATAACCGTAGTGACGAGCCGAGTACGTCGCATTGACGGCGGGAGCGCCTTGTAAGCCTCTTCCGCAGCCTCCATGACCTGTTCACGGGTTACAATCGGCAACGACTCTACGGGCATCTGGTGAGGCGATTCCAGCGGCCAACTGTAGGGCTTGCCGGTTTCGGGATGCGTAGCGTATGCAACGAATTGCTGACCTTGACCCAGCACCTCAATCGGGTGCAGAGAAATTTTGGTAAAAGGCTCCAATGTCCGGTAAAGGTAAAGTGCCTTGGGTGACTTGCCGATTCGTATCAGATCGGTTCGACCGAGCTTCTTTTGGAAAATCTCCCCGATGGCAACGGCAATCGACTCATCCAGAATGTCGATATCAATCGCGACCACTTCACCGGTCAGAATGCCGATGCCGCAACCGGGCCACTTAGACCACAAATCGACATGGACTTGCTGGGCATTCATCTCAGTCCAGCGTGAAAGCTCACCCCACTTTTCGCCATCCCAACGACCGGGGCGCTTTGTACCCGGCATAATTGGAATGATGCGATAGCCGCCATCGACGAGCTTCTCGCCGTATTTTTCTACGTAATTGTCAGACATTTTCTACTTGAACCTCTACCCGCTCCTCGCCGTAATGCTTTGAGGCAACGAGCTGTGCTACCACTGCGTCATCAGCAAAGACAACGCCATTTAGCCCATCCAGAATCGCCTTGACGACGTTATCAATGTCAGGACGAGAGATGTGCCACCCCGTTTTTTTCTTGTGTGCAAAGTACGCTGTAATAGTGACTTTGACTGGCCCTTCTAGCATGGCCTTACCGATCATCGCAACCTGAGCCAAAGACTTTACGTTTTGTTCGTAAATCTGCGTTTCTCTCGGCGTAAACGTCACGACTTTATTTCCGCGACGGCTAAATCGGGGACGAGCCTTGCCCACAGGCTTCCCATGAATCACTAAGTCAATCATTTCAACCCCGCTACCTTGTATATACGTTCAACAATGTTTGACGGCGTATCTGTTTGGCCGCTCACAAAACGAGCCAAAGTATTGCGATGAATGCGTATCTTTTTCGCCGCAGCAGATAGCGTAAGCCCCTGTTTCCGAAGGCTTAAATAGATGCGTTCTCCCTCGGTTAAACGGCCTTCTATCGCTATACCCACTTGACCCTTGGTCTTGCGCTCAATAACCTTCAACCACTTAGGCGATGGCGCTCTGGAACCACTGGCCCACCGGGTCACGGCAGCGCGAGTACAGCCGCACATAAGCGCAAACTCTTCGTGTGTCAAGTTGTTCTCTTCCAGCCACTCTGCAAGAGATAAAATTCGTGTTTCCATGGTGACATCATGCCAGCACTTGCAAACCGTCACAAGGGGGTGTAGAGTCCATTTCGTCGGGTAACCGACTGAACACTGAAACCTGAACTTTGAACACTGAACGAGGAACCCTGAATATGCGAAATGAGTTTGAAATAGCAGATGATCTTTTCAAGGCTAAGCAAGCTGAACGCGAAGCCGAAGAAAGACGGATAGCACTAGAAGAGGAACTCGTAGCCGTACTAGGCAAACGAGAGGAAGGCAGCAAAACCCATGCTGTTGGCAGCTACAAAGTCACGATCACCGGTCGTATCAATCGCAAGATTGACTGGGAGTTGTTTGACCAAGTGTCGAGCAAGATTCCAGAGACGTTGTGGCCAGTAAAGCGAACCTTGGATGTAACCGGGGTCAAGTACCTCGCGAACAACGAGCCGCAACTCTACAAAGTGTTGTCACCCGCTTTAACTGTTGAACCCGCTAAAACTACTGTATCTATCGTAATGGGAGCTTGAGATGGCCATATCACTTAAAAGTTTGAGAAAGACCGGCGTAGCACGACCGCCCCGAATTGTTCTGTACGGAACTCACGGTATCGGTAAGTCCACTTTCGCCGCCCAAGCACCGAATCCTGTCTTCATTCAAACCGAGGAAGGATTGGATGCAATAAACGTCACGGCCTTCCCGCTGTGCCAATCGTATGAAGAGATCATAGATGCGATTGGATCACTGGCTCAGGAAGATCACGACTTCGGAACCGTTGTGATTGACTCGGCTGACTGGGCTGAGCAACTGGTTCACAAGCGTGTTGCCAAGGACAACAACGTGGCTACCATCGACGCCATCGGCTACGGTCGCGGCTACAAGGCGGCAACGGATTACTGGAAGCAGATTCTGGAAGGGCTGGATCACCTCCGCTCCGATAAGAATATGCAAGTCATCCTGCTGGCACATACGCAAGTAAAGCGTTTTGATGACCCGCTGGCTGACCCGTATGACCGTTACCAGTTGGACCTGCATCATGGCAGCGCAAGCCTGATCAGCGAATGGTGCGACATCCTGATGTTTGCGAACCAGCAGTACAGCACTGTGAAAAGTGATGTGGGTTTCAACCAGAAGGTCACTCGCGCTGTCGGTAGCGGTAATCGTGTGCTGTACACCCAAGAGCGTCCGGGTTGGCAGGCTAAGTCCCGCTGGCCGTTGCCGGATCAACTTCCCCTTGAATACGCCAAGTTTGCAGAGGCGCTTGGCACTTCTATGAACAACGTGATCGGAGAGTAATAACATGGCATTGCTTAATTTGAATCCTGCTGACTTTGAAAACATCAGCGACGGCGCACCTGAGATTCTGCCGGTTGGCGAGTACCAGATGCACATCATCAACTCGGAGCTTCGCGATACGAAGATGGGCGACGGTCAGTACCTCTGGCTGGAGTTTGAAATCCTCGGGCCGAAGTATGTCGGTCGCAAGTTCTGGGATCGCCTGAATCTCTTTAACAAGAACGAGACGGCGGTGAAGATTGCTCGTAAGACTCTGAGCAACATTTGCTCGGCCTTGAACTTTTCGTCGTTGCCGAATGACTCGGTTCAGTTGCACAACAAGGCGCTGAAAGTGGTCATCACGCACAAAGAGAACAAGCAAGGCAAGCTGGAAGTGCGTCCGGCGTACTACGGGGTGAATGCTCCTGTGGCGACGGAAACGGCTGCTCCGGCGGCTCCTGCGGGTGCTGCTCCCAAACCTTGGGAACGGCATAAGAAGTAAGTAAAGAGGCGTGGCATCCGGAGGGCATTTACCTCTGCCCAACCCCACTACTTCCGGGTGTCACGCCTCCCTTTGGAGGGGCCATGGTTAAGATTCCAGACTTTGAAGATCCCACTTTGAAGGCGGTTGACGCTGCCTTGGAAGCCGAGCAAGAAAGTCGCCCTAGGAATTATCTAGGGGCATCGGCTATTGGGGATGTATGTGACCGCAAACTGTGGTTAAATTTCCGTTGGGTCAAGCGAGGGTTTATTGAGGCCGCTGGGCTACGTCGAATTAACGATGGGCACCGGGGTGAACAGGTAGTTGCAGACCTACTCCGCAAGGTAGCGGGGCTAGATCTTTCCACGGAAAAGGAACCCGGTGTTCAGCACTCCTTTGAGTCGCTAGGCGGACACTTTCGCGGTAACTGCGACGGGCTGATTACGGGCCTGATCCAAGATCCAGACACGCTTTACGTCTGGGAATGCAAAGTCATTAACGACATCAAGTACAAGAAGCTGGTGTCGCTCAAAATCAAGAACGAATCTGAAGCGTTGAAGAACTGGGACTATGTGTATTACGCACAAGCTCAGATCTATATGCACTTCTTCAATGCGCCGAAACATTATCTGACCGCTGCCTCTGCCGGTGTGCGCGACATTACGAGCGTTGTCACTGAGTACGATCAGGGCGAAGCCGAGAAGTTTATTGAGAAGGCCAAGCGCATCATTTTCTCACCAAGACCGGCCAGTAAGGTTTCATCTGACCCAGCGTGGCATGAGTGTAAGTACTGCAACTTCCACAGTATGTGCCATGGCGACGATATGCCGCGTCATAAGTCTTGCCGTACTTGCTTACATAGCACTCCGCTTAAAACGGGCGGCTGGAAGTGTGAGCTGCACAAGACGGACTTAGACATGGACGCACAAATCAAAGGCTGCGAGAACCATCTCTTTGTCCCTGACCTGATCCCCGGCGAACAGATAAACTCGGGTCCTAACTGGGTTGAGTATTCACTGCGGGGTGGGGTTGTATGGATCGACAAATCGAAATAGATGAGGACGAGGTAGAGGTAGACGCAACCATGCTGCTGACCGCTGACGATTTAGAAATCGTTATGAAGGCTCTGGATTGCTATGCCTACGCTCTCATCATGGCTCAAGCCGTTGGTGAATTAGAACGAGTGAAACAAGTGGCAATGTCAATTGTTCAGTCATGCCCGAAACCGGAGTTGGATTCGTGATTACACTCAGACCCTACCAACAAGAAGCGATAGATAGCACCCTTCGGTATTTCCAAGAGCAAGAAGGCAATCCTTTGATTGTG